TGATAAGATAGATACAGCAGAGAGAATCCGGGAGAAATCGTATCGTGGCAACTAATCCCGCAATGACGGATCAGAACTTTCCGGCTGAAGACGAAGAGCTTACTGCTCAGGAAGACAATCCAGGCGATATCCCAGACTCTGACGATCCTCCGACTTACGGAAAGAATAACCGCGAGATTCCGCAGCAACTCAAAGACGCCATTGGTTCGATCATCAAAGCCTCACAAGCGAGGGACATGTATGACAGACGCATTGAAGTCCTCATGGACAGGATATTGCGCTTCTACGATGACTCAGTTCAGCACATCTACCCCAACTTCGGCACGGGCGTCTATCAGATTGGTGTCGCTGGCGGGTACGTCGACTTGGGTGGTGGGCGTCAGATCGAATGCCCTGAGTACATGGGAGCTTACAACATCTTCCGTGCCCGAAGAAGGTCTATAGATGCAGTACTTACGCAGAATCCGCCTGGTATTGATTTTGTTCCTGATAAACCGGGAAATCCGGAAGACGAGCAAAGTGCCGAGATAGCTGAGGGTTATCGCGAACTATTTGACCAGGCCAACGATCTAAAGCGCATTCAGCAGGATATGGCTCGCATGATGGAGCTATCCGGCCGTGTTGTGGCATGGACGTATACCGCAAAGGATAAGCAGCGCTGGGGAGTGAATGCAGATGGTGAACCCCGCCAGATGGAGACATCGAAGATCTATGGGACACTTGAGTCTAAGGTCCCGATTGCCTGCAAAGACTTCGCTAAGTGCTTATATGTCTTTCTTTACGACGATCTAGATGTATTGCTTGCAAAGGCATCGAACCCTTGGATCAAGAAGAAGATTAGTGCCGGTCAGGCTGGATTGGGTGAGTCCGACTGGGAGCGTTATGCTCGTCTCGGTGTCAAACAGGCACGCAAGAGCTATTACCTGACTGGTACGGCGTTGGCGCATCTTACCTCGGAGATGAACTGCTTCATCCGGCCAGCAGCCTTTCAGGATCAGTGCTGCGATGAGGCATTCGTGCAGCAAGGTGATGATGAGACTCCTGAGCTTGAGCCCGATGAAGATATGGGATATGTCTCGATCCGAAGCAAGCTTGAGCAGCTCTTTCCGGATGGGATGCATGTAAAATACATCGGCGAGAACTACTCTGAGAGCTGGAATGAGGCGATGGATGATGCAATCGTCATCGGATTCCCGGATCAGCGCGATGGTATGACCGGTGGAGCTCTCATGGAGCCGATGAAGGTGATTCAGGATACCTTCAATGATTATAAGAATGCGGAACGCGAGAACTACGAGAAGGGTTGGCCTGCCACTTACATCTCAGCTTCTCAGAATGATTACGATGCGATAGTCGATACCAGATCAGCTCCAGGCCGCTACCATCTCATGAAGGATGCGCCGAATGGAGATGTCAAGGCTGCTATCTTCAAAGAGCCTGGATTCGAAGTACCTAATTCATTCGTAGCTGCTCAGGATGAACTGCGAGGAACGCTCTCTCAGGACATCACAGGTGCATTGCCAGCGCTTCAGGGAGCCTCTGGGAACGACCAGACGGCATCAGGACAGGCGATGGACCGTGCACAGGCAATGGGGATGCTAGGGCCAACCTGGGCGAATATGCAGCGTATGTTTGCGATGATGTATTACCAGGCTGCAATGCTGGCATCGAAGAACCCCGATCACGGGAAAGAGATTGCGATCGCCAAGCAAGATGGAAGCAAGGTCACTCTGCAGCTAGCGAAGATCCGAAAGGGAACCTTCAAAGCTATTGCCGATGTTGATTCCTCGTTCCCAGAGTCGACGGCTGCGAAGCGTGCGAACATGACACAGCTTCTGACGCAGATCATCCCGACACCTCTTGGTGCTGCATTCCTTGACTCTCCGGACAATTGGCAGCAGATCCTAGAGTTGAATGGCAATCCCGATGTTGTTCTGACACCGGCTTTGGCATTCCTCAAGCAGACACGTGAGTTTGAGATTCTTCTCGGCGAGCCACCGATGAGTAATCAAGAGGCCGTGGATGCATACAACATCCAACATGCTTCGGATACTCTACAGGCGATGAATGCTGGGTTGCCGGAACCTCCATACAATCCACCACCGCCGATGTTGCCATCGCTTATGCCTGAGATGGAGGACTATCACGATTGGGAGATCAAGAAGTGTGACGAGTATCTCTCCAGTCAGGATTGCTGGATGCGGCAGAATGTCGGTGATCCTGATTCTATCGATACGGCTAAGCAAGGTGTTCAGAATCTACGACTTCACCGCATGATGCATCTGATGATGAAGCAACAGATTGCAGGTGCGATGCCGCCGCCTTACATCCCTCCAGCGCCTGCGCCGACACCGCCTCCATCGAATGTGAATACACAGATTCCTGAGGCAAATGCAGCAGTGAACAAGAAAGCTGCCGCGCCAGGTGGCCCGACTTCACCAACTCTCTAAAGGAGAACCATAATGCCAGAAGAAAGCTTGTTAGAATCAGCATCCGTAGACACAGCCGAAGTCGATACCACGGTTGAGGAAACTGGTGCGGATACAGGGATGTCCGATGATGTACCCACAGACGAAACTGGAGGCGAAGAATCTCTTGAAACAGATGGCGAACCGCTTTCCGCATCGAAACTATGGCGCGATCTCAAAGAACCACTCAAAGCGGTCGATCCTAAGCTCCGTTCTGCGCTCAATAAGGCCATTCATAAGGCAGAAGCGTATGAAAAGAAGTTCCCCGAGGGACTCAGCCATGTAGAGACAGCGATGTCTGCGATTCAGCAGCTCTCGGACGATCCTGCGCTCCCAATGGAGAAGGTGATCGAGGAAGCAATTGCTAATCGTGATTATTTCCGCGATCTGGACAGCAAGTTCACCTCTGGAAGCCCTGATTTCGTTGCAGCACTGGCCGATGCGGAGCCGAATGCTTTCCAGGCGATGATGCCGAATGCTTTAGCCAAGTTTGCCGAGGTAAACCCAGAAGGTCACTCTGCTTACATCGCAAAGGCGACGATGGGATACCTGAATGAGGCTGAAACACCGCTTCAGTTCAGTATCCTGCGTACATTCCTGCCTCAATTGCCTGCTGGACCGGTCACAGATCAGATTATTCAGGCTTGCGAGAAGATCTTCGGCACAGTCCAAGGGTTGAAGGGCTTTGCAGACAAGCCAATCACTCCGAAGTTCGATCCGAAGACACCAGAACAGCCGAATGATGGCATGGATGTTGCCGAACGCGAGACAAAACTCACTCTACGTGAGTGGAACTCAGAATTCCGTGACTCTGGTGTCAATATGGTGATGTCTGAGGCTGCAAAGGTCAACGTCGGACGCACTAAGTTGACCGAAACAGAACAGAAACAAGTACTTGGAAAGGTAAGTGAAGAGCTGGATGCGCGTCTCGCAGTCAATAAAGACTACGGTAAGGCTATGCAGGGGTATTTGCGGGCTGGGAATAAGACTGCATTCAATCAGCGCCTTCAGAGTGAGCGTAAAAAGCTGATTCCTGGAGCCACACGGCGTGCTGTAGACGATGTGGTTGCAGCTAGACCGAAGAATGCACCGAAACCAGCCGCAGCCGCTCCTGCGAAGCCTGGTGCTCCAGCAGGTGCAAAGCCATTACAGGGTGCGGTGCAGTATTCGCGTATCGCTGGTCATCCTTCGACGCAAGGTCTTCAGGTTGATTTGAACCGGACATCCAATTCGATGCTGGTCAAGCAACAGGCTTATATCAAGGGCCAGAATAATCCGGTTACTTGGGTTCGCGCAGCCAAATAGACTTTCCTCCTCGGTTTGGGTCAGCCTTCGGGCTGACCTTATTTTTTAGAGTGAAGATACTATTTCCCAATATCGAGCAATAGCTTCTTCGTCATGATCATCTAGGAAATGGAAGTAATGCTTCTCTGAGGTCTTCTTTTCCTTTGATTTCAATGCTTCTAAAGAAGTTTCCTCAGGCTCAAATTGATCTTCCAGTCCATAACAAGAACAGTGACAACCGTGGCATTCATATAGTTTCCCATCTCGCTTCCAAAGCATGAATGCATCGCCTTCATATGATCTACCGCCATATGAGGCAAACAGAAGCTCTTCTTCTTTCGGGAAATCATTGGGAGTTGGTTTATAGGTTTTCACTCCGTCTATATAATTCCAATCAAACCAATCCTTGCTTATATCTTCATAAGCCGACCATGAACCAAATATATTCTGCATAGCATCCTCCTCAGGATTAGCTCTATTTTATATGCTGAATTGGTGTCCCAACCGGAGCAATATTCCGCGTCCGGGTGAAGTTCCGTCCCACAGCATAGCTCTCTGATGCCACATCCAGCATGAGAAGCGTTCTCGCCATCTTATGATGTCCATGCCTATTCAGAAGCCATGCTCCACCATAAACAGCCGCCAATGCTCCAGCCTGAAATGCAGCTTCGGAAGCGATCGATCCACCTTTGGGTGCAATTGGGTCCGACTCATGAAAGCACCGGCATGGATCGTTGAGAAGCTTGATTGTCGAATAGCCATCAAGTGCGCGAACGGTAGCATCTGCCGAGAACAGCGCGATGACGAACTTGGTGTTAAATGTCTCTGGCTTTGGGGCCGGAACTGTCTTCCGGAACTGTCTTTGCGCTGGCA